TAAAAATATTGCTCTTCCATCGGTTAATGTCCTGTTGCTTCCCAGAATAACGGGAAGTTCTGGTTTGCGTTTAGCCGCGCGGTCGTATTCGAAAATTGCGAAACCGAGCATTCAAGCGTACCGGCTATGTTTGCCGTATAGGGTGTAACCTGAATATTCCGGCACGCATTCGGGAACGCGATCGGAAACGTGATGTTCTGATATCCGCCGGTCTGGTTGGTATAGCCCCACTGGCGAATACGCCCCGTAGTGCCGTCGCGCTCCCAGCCGTTCTGGCCGAGGCTTGCCGTATTTTTCAGGTTATACCGGGCGTCGGATTCGGCTTTCGTGTATGACCCAATCGACCCCGCCGAAATGGTGATATTGGCCGTGCCATTAAATGCCACGCCGTTGATGGTTCGGGCGGTCTGCAGTTGGGTCGCAGACACCGCATTACCATTCGATGGCAGTGCGCCAATCTCAGCCGGGGTGGGCTTGTTTGCCGCGTCATATTGCTTACCCCAGCCTGACCACGTACCGCCGTACATTGTGCGGATATAACTACGTGAATTGTTATAGGTTCGGTAAATCTGCGTTATTCCGGCATGCTTCAGGACTTCAAGCGAACCGGCCACCGCTTCCGGATAATTTGCCCCGGTTTGCGCCTGCGCGTTCGCTGGCTGGTAATACTGGCCGGGCGCAGTGTAATCATTCAGATTTGACGCATTACCAATACCAACTGAATTTTTGAAAATATCCGAGGGTAACAGCTCGATATCCTCCGATAGCGCGCGACCACTGACTTTCCTCGCCGAGGGTACGCGTCCGTTTGCATTATCGTTAGCTGCCTTGACCGCTTTCGGCGTCGCGGCCACCGACTCAGATTCGCTGTCGACCGCGCTGCTCAGTTGCACGATGCCTTTCTGCGCCGTGGTCGCGTCCTGAGCCGTATATTTACCCTTAGCAAGGTCATACGCCGCCTTGACCGCTTTCGGCGTCGCTGCGACGCTCTCAGACGCGCTATCGGTCGCGCTCGATAGCTGGACGATACCTTTTTGCGCCGTGGTGGCGTCCTGAGCGGTGTATTTACCCTTCGCAAGGTCATATGCCGCCTTAACCGCTTTCGGCGTCGCTGCGAGCGCCTCAGACTCGCTGTCGGTGGCGCTGCTCAGTTGTATGAAACCTTTTTCCTTCAGAGAGGCGTCAGGATGCCGACGCGACTGCTCATGCTCCGCGAGTTTATCGTCGATATAATCCTGCGTGGCCATCACCATTGTCGTATCGATGGCCAGCTCGACCGACTCGATATCGCTCACCATGATGACCATGCGCACCGTCTGCGCGCGCCCTGAGCCCTCGACCAGCTCCGGCTTATAGCTTTCTGCCATATTGCCGACGGCAATCAGCGTGCCGGTGTCGTCATAAAGCCCTGTTTCACGCATCCAGAAACCGCCCTTTTCCGGCGGAATGACCAGCTCGGCGATGACGTAATTTTTATTCTTTTTGTCCAGGCTGATTTTATTCAGCGCATAACGCCAGACCTCATTAACAAGCTTTGTTTGCCCGGCATTAGGCTCGGGCAGTTTCCCGCCACCGTCGCCGACGGCCATCGCCGCAAAGTTCACTTTCTTCCCGTTAGGGAGGGTCGCCGCCGCCAGTTTCGCCGCACCGGCTTTGGTGATTACCGTTTTATATTTCACTGTCATATTGCTCTCACTTAGCCCGGATAGATGGTGATAATGTCGCCGTCATAGGTCAGGGCACCGACGTACAGCGAGCCCGGCACATCCTGAATAATGTTAAGGCCGATTAGGTGGCGGCTTGCCGGTTTGGCGTCATCAATGAGCCGCTCCATTTCGTAATACATTTCTTCGGTGATGCCGGTTTCCAGCACGCCAATATCAAGGCGAAAGGTACCGGGCGGGTCGCTGGTCTCCCACCACTCGGACACGTTAATCAGGTAGCCGAGCGGCTCAACAACGCGGCGCACTGCGCCAATCGTTCCCTTGTGCGCATGGATAAACCTCGCATTGCGGATCACCTCGCGTTTTGTTTCCTCCGGCCAGCCACTATCCCAGCGGTCAACCGAAAACGCCCAGGCAAGCCACGGCAGCAGATTGACCGGGCAGTCGTCAGGGCTCCACAACCGGCGCAGGGGGATCGG